AGGTGGGGTTAAGTTGTTTAAGTTTTGTAAATGGGCATCCTTGTACGTACCCTTGTGTCCGGTTATTTCGCTTAGGTGTAAACACTGCTCCAGCAACGAACCCGTATTTTCTGCGTAATATTTCTGTAGCTTCTTCCATCTCTCCTCTGAGAGTTGATTCGAGTTCATAGGCTGCTCGTTCGTCGAAATACCATCCATGTTCTTCTTGTTGTTGTAAGATTTGTGCGACCTGATGTTCTAGTTTGACCCAATCAGGTAAGGGTGGAAATGTTGACATAGTTTCCTTGTAACGATTGTATCTTGTTCACAATAGTCTTCCATCTCCTTGCTCCATTCTAACCAGTTAGCAGTCTCTCCAAAGTTCCCCTTGTATTCTCCTAATCTGTAGCCATAGGATTCCAAAGAGTGGCGACCATATAGCTTGGGTGGCATACCAGTTGGCTTTGCTTTACGATCTACGTCTAGCATGTTAGGATGGTACAACCTTGATAATAATAATGTATCTATGATACGTCCCTTCGGTTCAAAGAAAGGGTATATCTTTTTAATCACAGGTATGTCAAACCCTATGATGTTATGTCCAATAATAGTGTCAGCATCCATTAGATACGTAACGGCTCTGACTATGGGTTGATCTCCTCCTATATCATTGTATCTTGTAGTCTCACCTGTCTCATAGTCAAGTGTGACGATACAATGTATCTCAGTCTTTTGTGCGTCTAGAGGTGTTGTCTCCAGATCGAACAGGAGGGTAATAGGTTTTGTCTCTGAATTTGGCACGTCTTTTCTGTTGTTTGGTGGGTGGGTTAGGTTTCTGCAAGTCAGAAGTCTGTGCTTGCGTCGAAAACTGGTGTTGTCTTAGTTTCATCTGCTTCATAAAATTTGCATGACGCTAGGTCATAGGTCAATCGTGTAGCGACTCCAACCTCTCCTGAGTAACGGTTTTTAAGAACTCGCAAAGTTGAAGTGTTGTTGCTATCTTCGCTTTGTTGGTCTCTCTCCAGAGCGATGACGCTATCGCTGATTTGAGAGATCGAATGAGAGCCTCGTAGTTGTCCGAGGGATACACGTCCTCCCTCCTCGTGCGAATTACTGTCACTGTTGCTTCTCCTTAAATGTGATACTAAAAATAATGTGATACCTGTACGTTCGACAAGACTTCTGAGTCTAGTCATGGTGGAATCTATCATTCTTCTTTCATCGCCATCAAGTCCTGATAGTAATATACTGAGGTGGTCTAAGAATATAATACGACATTCCAGTCCACTGGCAAGGTATTCGATCCTGTTGTAAATAACATCCGGGTCAAAGCTACCAAAGCCATCAAAAAGAAAAACGTTCCAATTAGCAAGCGTTGCATCAAATGCCTCCGTTAGTTCTTCTTCTTCATGTTCTCCGATGTGGAGTGCTTTACCTACAGCTGATGACATCAAGCCAAGAGCTGTACGTTTTGTGTTGGACTCCAGTTCGAGTATACCTACAGTCTCTCCTAGTTTACAGAGATGACATGCTAGGTCTCTTACGAATGAAGTCTTACCACTACCTGTACCGGCAGTGATCGTTATAAGTTCGCCATATCTTATACCATGTAACATCTCATTCATACCCTCGTAAGGATACTTGTGGTCACATGCGTTTGTTGGTTCAGTCACTACATTGAGTAGATTCTTACCATCTATGATTCCGTCTGGTCTGTATGGCTTGGCGTCCCAGATGGCTTTTCTGATACTGTCAGTATCCCCATTTTGGAGAGCATCTGAAGCATCTTTATAATTCTCGAGACGGGCAACCTTGACTCTGCCAGATGGGAGTATTCCCGAGGCAGATTCAGTGGCCTCACGCCCTGCTTCATCGTTGTCGAAGAAGAGGACGATCTCTTGGTATCCCTGTAAGAATGGGATTGCTTTTTGGAGGTCTTTCTTGGCACTTGCCGCACCATGAGGTAGGCTGACCATGGGCCAACCTGACATAACTTCGTAACAAGAGGCAGCATCTAGTTCTCCTTCTGTGATGACGATTCGTTTTCCGCTGGTGGGGAAAAGATGCTGGCCAAAGAGTTGATCTGATCCTTGACCTTCATAGTGGAAGTCTTTTGACTTTGTTTTAATTTTGAATCCAACAACTTGGCCGCTTGCATTATAATATGGGAAGCGGAGGGTGTTGCCGTGTCTGTAGATACGATAGAATGAGTTGGTGGATTCGCTGATTCTTCGTTTTTGCAGCTGTTCAGCTGAGCCGAGGAATTGTACTCGTTCATTATTCATTATGGGTGTATAGTTGTCCCCGTCTGCCGGGGTGTACGTATGGCACGCAAAGCAGTACGCATGGCCGTCAGAGTAACGTGAGTTAGCGTCCGACGAGCCACAGTTGTTACATGGTTCGTGTGCCACAAATTCTGATTCTGTGTTCATCTTAACCAATCTATGGGGATTGCGTGTGCTGCCGCCCACTTGATGTTGTGTTTCTCACACCATTGGGCGTATGTAGTTTTGGATTTCTTACTGATCTTATTGAATGGTGCTTGAAAGACCATACGAATATCAAGGTGTGGGTTGTCACGAATGACGGCCTTGATCTTACGCCTGTCTTCAGAATCCCAATAACCTTTGGTTTCTAGCATGACACCATTGAGCAGTACGAAATCAGGATTGTATTGGTGCTGTATGGTATAAGGAACTTGCTCGCCCTCATACACATACTTGCAACCAACTGTGTCTAGTAGTTCAGCAACGCTGACCTCTAGCTTAGACTTAAATTTAGAAGTCTTCTTCTTCGTCAATGCTATCCTCATCAGCAGGCTCAGGTGCTGTAGCTTTTGCAACAAAGCCTTCAGTCTTACCGAATAGGTCTGCAACTTCTTTGTCGTCCATGCTGTCCGCATCAACCCCAGCTGCACTGCCTGCAATCTCGACAACCTGTACACCAACTAGCTTGAGTGAACTACCATAAGTTACTCCATCCTTCAAGATGTATGGCTTCTGGAAAAAGCCTAGCTTTACAGTTGAGCCACCGTAGATCGGTGTCTTTGCATCTGTAACTGGTGTGCCTTCTGTGTCGACAACTGGTGGTTTCTTGTCCTCTCCCCATGAGAACTTGATCTTGAACTTACCATCAGCTACCTCTTCCCATGGTGTAGGCTTGAGTGTAGCTCTCTTTGGGTTCTTCAACTTAGACTCTGCCCACTTGAGGACAGCCTGTCTTTCTGTTTCAAGTGCGTCAATGATACTTGTACCCACAATAGCTGCGAGTGAGTATCCGAACTTGCCGGGTTCTAGGATAGCTTGGAAGCCTTCTAGTTTGATAGCGTCTGTGACGTGTACGTTTTTGCTCATATTAACAAAAGAAATAAGTGGATTCAATAACCGACTCTGGCTGTAAGTCGCCGATGATCGGTGGTTCAGTCTCTGCCTGTATCTGGTCGGCAAAGGTCTGGAGATAGTCATGCTCTGCAAACAGAATCATGTACGTCTCCCTAATTATAGCAGATAATTTATCCATATCGCAACATCTGCTTAACACACTGTCATGAATTAGTGCGATTGGCTGATCGAAGCTACGCACAGCGAGGTGTAGCAATGATGCGTCCAGACTATGGATGAGGTTAGGTGCAGTAGCAGCCTTGTGCCTGTTGATGTCGACCTCCTTCCCGTCTTCTACTGCGACGGATAGATCACAACGACCTAGTAGCTGTAGCTGGATACGTTCAACCTTCTTCTTGAAGTAACGCTGTCTGACTACGAAGCCAGAAGGAGTCGTCCATTCCACATACTCTTCACCACGTCTGATAGTCTTACCAACCTCAGTCTCGATCCATCTCATAACTGACATTGGCCCGGGCACGACTGCCCCCATAGCCGAACGAACTGATGTAACGATCTGAGTCAGGTCATCTTTATCTACCTCGACACCCTTCTCACGAAGTGCATCTTTGATGTAAGACCTATTAGAATATGGTTTAGCATTATATGGTATGGTCATTACTGTACGTTTTACACATTTTCTGTCCCACACACCTCGTACAGCTTCAGGTATGTATGGCTTTGACACATCTGCAATAACTTTGTACGCATCTTGCGGTCTGTCAGATGGTACAACATTTACGAGAAGTGCTGTGGTCTTATCCCTTGCCAAGCCTGCTAGTATCTGCAAACCAGAACAGGTAGCGTCGGTAGCCACGGGTAAGGAAGTAGTCAATCTTTGTTTGGTAATCACACACTGATGATACTCTTCGCAAGCTGCGAGGAATAACCAAGGCTCGTCTGCACCCTCCCAATCTCCTAAGTTTCCAATAGGATCTTGTGAGACACGTGAGACAAGATTGAGATTAGCGTGTGTCCAGTCTAACCGCTCTTGCATGGTAGACTTATCCAGTCCGTATGTGGTAGCGACTTGGAAAGCGAGCCATTTCTCACTGCTGTCAGTATACTCCGCAGCGTTAGCAAACTGTAGCAATGACTTGCCGAAGTCTGTATCTTGTGGAGTAAGGAAAGCAGGGATAGGATAAGCTCGCCCCCTGTAGTCAAACGACCATGGTATGTAGAACTCTCTGTCTTTGAAGCGATTGACAGCTTCCATAGTCATACGTGTGCGACAGGATCTCTTGAACTCTGCTGCTCTTTTGTTCATTACCTCTGCTGCTTCACGTCGATACTTTTTACGAGACTCCTTGTTCTCAGCAATATCAACTGGCTTAGGTGGTAGATCGTAATGAACGATAGGTAGGAACTTGCCTACACTTATACCTCTCTCTTCTAATTCAAGTGCAGCCTTTACTATAAATGGGTTTAGC